GTAGTTCAGAATGCCGGCAATGTCTGCGGCGATTTCATCGGCCGTTTTGCTTGCCCAGTCAGACTTGCCGCTGGCACCGTTCTGGAGGGTGTAGATGGGGATATTATTGTCGGAGGACAGCACGCCGATGATGCCGGTCTTTGCATCGCCGTTCCAGATCAGGTGATTCACCTTCACATCATACACGCGGCGGGCGGCTTCTGCACGGGCGGAGTCCAGAGACTTCATGATGCCCAGAACGGCATTGCGGCGGCAGGCGCGCAGTTCCTGCACATTGTAACCGTAGCTGTCACCGATGTTGACGATTTCAGCACGATGGGGAGTGCCCTTCACATCAACGCGGGGCAGGTCTGAAGCATAGTTGGCGATGATGTCAGCAAAGCCCACAGGCTCATAGGAGTAGTACTCGATGTAGGCCGCGCCCTCATCGGTATCGCTGGTCTGCGGGAAGATTTTCAGGCCAGACAGTTCCGGAAACTCCTTGTCATACGCCTTGGTCTTAACGTGAGCCAGCTGCTTGGCAAAGAAGATGCCTGCATTGTCAGCGGCATCCAGACGAAGCGCTGCGCCAGGGAAAGGATTCTTATACGCCTGATTGATAAGCGAAGAGCATTTGCCGGACAGGGCAACGCGGTCTTCCTCGCTGTAGCCATTGGCGGGGTCAAAGGGATTAAACTTAGCCATAGGTTATACCTCCTTAGAGCTGCTCTACGAACTGGGCGGGTGCGATGCCGTTCTGTGCCGCACCGATGAAGCGGGCCTTAACGGCCAGGTTGGTGCCCTTGGTCGGAGTGAACTTGCCGGCATCATCACCGGTAATCACCAGATACACCGGCTGGCCATAGGCGGGTTCCACAGAATCAACCAGCTGCACCCACAGCTTGCCGGACTGGCAAACGTCCAGGATCTGGCCCTTGCGCAGGAGCACGGCACCATCATCGTCCATTTCGGTATTGGCGCTGTACATCACAACGCCTTCAAACTTATCGGCAGTTGCGCCGGTAGCCGGCAGGGCAATATCCTTGCCCGGCTCGGTGCCCTGCACAACGCCGCAGCCGAAGAACAGCTTGCCATCCTCTGCACCATTCCGGCGGGTGACTGCATCGTAATTCGCACGGTCATAAAGCAGGCCGGGCATACCGCGGCTAGGCTCGCCGTAGTTCATCTGTACTGCCATATTGCTCATAGCTTAGTCCTCCTTCTCGCCAGCATGACGCTGGATCATACGATCGCGGGCCTCGTCAGGGTTGTTCTTCTTGCCCACATTGCGGACTGCCGCATTTGCGGAATCAGCATTGAACACCTGACGACGCTGGTCTGCCACAGTCTTGCGACCATTGATTTTACCCTTTGCGATATCAAAAGCCGCGTTGATGTAGGCTTTGCTCTTGCCATCCAGACGCATACCCGGAATAACGGCATGAACGACCTTTTTCTTTGCCTGCATTACCGGCATGGACTCCATGCCATCCAGATGCAGCTTATCGCCCAGCCGACACAGTTCCACACGCTGGCTGACCTGCGCGGCAATGGATGCGGCGCTGTCATGGTTCAGCTGGTTGCTGGAATCGTCCGAGGTATCATCCTCATCTTCGGTAGGCTTGGTGTCGTCCTCTGCAGCATCAGCGCGGGCATTTGCGGCATCCAGCATAGACAGCAGGGTGTTGATGTCCGCTTTAGCCTGACCGTCCTCCATGGCATCACGGCGGGCAGTAATCTCTGCCAGCGCATCGGGCTTTGTAGGATCATCCTCGCCATCATCCTCGGTGGGCTTTGCAGGCTCACCGCCTGCTGCCGGGTCATTTTCATCGTCAGCAGTAGCGCCGCCGGCTGTTGCCGCCATGTACGCCTTGATTGCTGCCTGAATGCCAACGGGGTCAAGGCCGGGAGCCGCAGGGGGACCGCCCGCATCCTCGCCATCATCAGTGGTAGGCTTCGTAGTGTCCACGGTGGTATCATCGTCCTGAGTGGGGTTGTTCATCTTTTCGTTCTCATCCATAGGGGTCATACCTCCATTGTTATCTTGGCTGTCCATATTCAGGCGGGCATCATCACCGGCACGGGCGACAGCAACCAGTGCCAGATGATTGACACGGATATGGGTCTGGATTGCATCATACGGCTCTCCGTTCCATTCTCCGGGTTCCATGATAAGGTCCTGATAATACCCAACAGACAGTTCCCGCAGACCGGATGCCTTTACCGCATCCGGGTCGTCAATGACGATTTTTGCACGAACGGTTTCTCCGTCCTGCTGTCCAGGGGTCAGGATTGTTCCCACTCTCTCCCGGCGGGCATTGTCCTTGTCGATTACCTGCGCATCGTGGGTTATGATGATGGGTTTTCCCTCATAGCTTGCAAGGCTTTCCGGGGCAAACACATCTTCCGGCCTGCGCAATTCTCGACGCTCCGAGCCATCTTCCAGCGTGTACTTGAAGATGCCCGTGCGGGTCAGGATGGGGTTATCATAAAAATATCCCTCGGTGCTGTAATGCTCATCGACAGGCACACTGTCTGTCCGCATTTCGCTCCGAAGGACTAGCGGCGGATTCTGTTTCATTGTTTCTTCTCCTTAAAGGCTGCAGAATTCAGCCTATCGAAGTTAAAGACAGGTTTTGCAACACAGCGGCACTGGTAGTCCTCTCCGGGATTGCAATGCCGCCCGCTATACACTTTGCCGTGCTTTGTCATGTACCACATGGCCGGCGGATCGTCATAACGGAATTTCTGGCCATCAAGTTCACGGTGGCATTCGCGCACACGTTCATCACCTGATGAACTCCAGATATATTCCTCTACCCCAGCGGATTCCTGCCTTGTGCGGGTCAGATTCGCGCTCAGGGTGCCCACCTGGTCACGCGCAAGAAGATTGGCTTTCGACTTGGTCACATCAAACCGGCGTTGAATTTCATTGGAAATCGCCGCCGGGGTGCGGCCTTTTGCAAAACCCTCAATAATGACGTTCTCCATATCATCGAAGCAGTCGCTTTCAATGCTGGTAATGAAGCTGACATTTTGCTCAACCCATCTTTTAAGCATCAGGTCGTATCTTTCGCCGAGAAAGAAGTCGTCATGGATATCCACTCCCAGCGTGGCGCGCACGCTGCGCTGCCATTCTTTGAGTTGCCGCCGGTCGGTGTAGTCAGCGCACCGGCGAACATCCCGTTCCAACGGATCGGTTTTCAGCCGCCGACTGAGCCGGTCACGCATAATGCGGAACCTGTTCTGGATGCGGCGAACCATGTCGCTGTATCCATCATGTCTGATGCTGTCGGAGCCGGTTTTCTGTTCTTCCGCAACGATAGCCAGAATTTCAGGCATGGATTCTCGCACAATCTTCTGCAGTTCTTTCAACCGCCGATTTTCGATTGCGCGCATCTTGCTTTCTGCCCACTGCGGATACTCCGGCTCGATCTTTGATTTTTTCATCATTGAAGAGCGCCCGGTCATGCCGGGCCCATTATTCTTCACAGGCATATCCACCTCTTTATCTTTCCGGGAACCATTTTCCCTTTGCAGACATCAAAAAGACCCTGCATCTCCACCTTGATGCAGGGTCTTTGTTCTTATGGCATGCAGCGCTTGAATTTTTGACCTTTTGCTTACAGCGCGCATCCGTCCAAGTGCGAAGCGGAAGGAACGCGGTTTATGGCTCCGCGCCGGCTCTGTCATGGAACAGGCCGGAACACTTCGCAGCGGTCTGTTGGGAGCAGGGTCGGTGCTCCCTCATGCCATCGAGGTGCCGATTACGGTGTACGGCGGGTGGTGCTGGAGG